TGTGACCAAGTTACGGCCGTGGGACACCGCTGAAGAAATGGACGAACATCTTGTTAAAGTCTATAACGAGCGTGTTAAGCCAAACGACAAAATATATTTTTTAGGTGATGTGGTTATTAACCGCAGAGCATTGCCCACATTGGCTAGATTAAACGGTGACAAGGTCTTGATCCGTGGTAACCACGACATTTTTCGCGATGACGAGTTTAGACAATACTTTAGAGAATTACGGGCCTATCATGTTATGGACGGAATGATTTTAAGCCATATTCCTGTTCACGAAGCAAGTTTAGGTCGTTTTGGTGTTAACATTCACGGACACTTACACGCCAATCGTGTTAAGAAAGCTCGCGGAGTTGATGCTAGGACTGGTGCTATTTTATATAGCGATGAGAACGATGTTCGTTATCATTGCGTTTGCGTAGAACAAACACCAGACTTTGCGCCTATCTTATTTGAAGATGTTATCCAACGTATTCATGATGAAGGTGGCGAAACAGGATTTAGGAACGGCAACGGTCCTACGATGTGAGAATAGGGTACTTAGGTACCCTATTTTTTTGACCTGACATTTTATAAAGTATAATTAAGATATATGACAACATTACACATCTTATCAAACCCCTATGGTCCTGTTAACCTTAATAACAGAATGGATCCTTTTGCTATCAGTACATGGAAATTTATACACTACATGACCAAGAAAGGTTGGAAATGTATTCATTATAGTATCCCCGGAACTGAAGTCGACTGCGAGACAGTACAATGCTTAGATATCATAAATGAAAATCTTGAAGTAAATGTTGTTGTCTACAATGATCGTGCTGGTAAAGAAATTGCCACTCGTAAACAACCAGGCGACATGGTAGTATGTATGTACGGCATTGCCAACAAAGGTGCCGCCGAAGCCAACAGCGATTTAAAAATTGTAGAACCTAGCATTGGTTATGCTACTCATACTATTTTTGCTGACTTTAGAGTGTTCACTAGTTACGCACACATGCACATGTTCTATGGTGAACGTGGTATGCTAATGAATCCTAGTTGGTGGGATGGTGTTATCTATAATGCCATTACTCCAGAAGAATTTGAATATACTGAAGACAAGGACGATTACTTCTTGTATTTTGGTCGTGTAATAGAAAGTAAAGGTGTTCACCTTGCCATACAGGCCACACAGGCCACTGGCAAAAAATTAATCATTGCTGGTCCTGGAGATTTAACTGCCCTTGGCTACCCACCAGGTGAAGTACCCGAGCATGTTACACTAGTAGGACTATGCGATGCTGAACAGCGTCGACAATTAATGAGCAAGGCACAGGCTATCATTGGACCAACGTATTATGTTGAACCATTTGGTAACATGGTAGTAGAAGGGTTTATGAGTGGTACCCCTGCTATTACCACAGATTGGGGTGGGTTTACTGAAACTGTACAACACGGATTTACAGGATTCCGTTGCCGTACATTTAGGGACATTGTATTTGCCATTAATAACATTGATAAAATCAATAAGAAGGCCTGTAGAGATTGGGCTATAAACAACTGTAGTGATCAAGCAGTACATGATAGATTTGACGAATACTTTAGAAACTTGGAAGATTTAAATTTTTATAAACCATGAGAACAAACGTACTTATAATTGATGACTTTTATTCTAGTCCAGACACTGTGCGTAGCTATGCGCTACAACAACCGTTTGAGGTTAGGGGTAATTTTCCTGGAGCAAGAACCGCTCCGTATCTATCACACGATATTAAACATGCCATTAACCATATCATGTTATTTGCCGGCGGAGTAACCGACTGGTTAGAGGATAGTGGATATACCGGAGCGTTCCAAATAGCCACTGCTAACGATAGAACTTGGATACATACTGACTATAATAATATGTGGGCCGGTGTATGTTATCTAACACCCGATGCTCCGCATACTGGTGGCACAGGTTTGTTTAGACACAAGGCGTCGGGTGAATATGAAAAATCCACGCAGGATTATGAGGGCTATGATTATACCAAATGGGATTTATTTGATACCATAGGCAACAAGTATAACAGACTGGTAATCTATCGTGGTAATTTGTTTCATGCTAGTTTAGATTATTTTGGTGATAATCTACAAAATGGTAGATTATTTCAAACCTTCTTTTTTAACACAGCACACTACGGATGAAAATCTGCCGAGTAATTTTTTCTACAAATCGGATTGAATATCTAACACGAACACTGAAATCCCAACTATATTTAAATTGGGAAGGGTGTGAAGTTGATAGCGTATTCATCGACGACTATCCCATGGGAAGAGACGATTTGTTCATTGATACGCTGGTTCGTAAATATGGGTACAATCAAGTATATCTACATCAGGAAAATCTTGGGCTGAGTGTTACGTGGACTGAATTTTGGAATCTAATACGGGATAAAGACTACGACTACGTATGGCATCAAGAAGATGATGTAGAAATATTAGAACCTATTAAAATTCTAGATCTTGTTGCCCTATTACAACAAGATCCCGGCCTCAGCCAAATCGTGCTCAAACGTCAGAAATGGTACGGAAATGAATTAGAAACAGCCGCTCGTGACAATGACCGTATATTTCAAAACTATAGGTATGAGTTTGAAAAAGTTGATTTTAGTCCCATGGCTAGTTTATACAGTCTAGACCGTGTTAAATTCCCCTATAGCGCATTTTACAAAAAGAACTTCCCACAAACCAATTGGGGAGATATTAACTTTAATGAGGGCATGGTTGGCAAGGCATTGTTTATGGAATTGGGATTGAGAAGCGGACATTTGAAAAATTCAAATGGGCAAAACTTAATCAATCATATTGGTGAATATTTTACCGGAAAACGGGTTCTTCCCGATGAGCCGCACTATTATGAGCAATTTGCCCGCTATGATCCGGCAAAAAAATACAATTCTAAGACAGGAGAAAATTGGGAATAACTGTACAATTATAAATATACATAGTTAATAGGGGACAACATGTCTGCATCGATATCAAAATATGATTGGAGTGCGTGGGATAAAGAATCCATCATAGACATGGTCTATATGGTCAAAGATCTTGTTGTCAAACAACGAATAACTATAGCAGAATTTGATAAACGTATTACCAGACATATTAAAAAATACATGCCCATTCGTAGCCGAAAGAGTTACGAAGAAAAAATAGATCCAAATCAAGTATGGGTAGGCGGCATGTATCATACCGAATATGATATGAAGCGTAAAAAAAGTATTGAATTATTGATGTGTTATCGTAAAACCGATAAAACTATTGAAATTACCAATTATAGATTTAAAAGATTATGTAATAGGATTGCCGATGTTATATTACATGAAGTAATACACATGCGTCAGGCTCGTAAACGTAAATTTAAAGAACTTCCTGGTTATAAAAGCACAGCCGAATCTCGTCAACAGCGGGAACATCAAGAGTACCTAGGCGATAACGATGAGATAGACGCACACGCATTTAACATGGCCTGTGAACTAAATGAAAAATTTAATGGAGATATGAAACGTATAGTTACATATTTTGATGAACCACAAAAGGGCAAACGTAGATATTATGATACATGGCGTTATTATCTAAAGGCATTTAATTGGGATAGCGATCATCGTGTGTGTAGGCGAATTAAAAAACGATGTATATACTATCTAAATCGTAGTCAAGTTTCTAAACCTTTTCAATCAAAAGACTGGATTTATCGTTGACATAATCCAAACACTATGTTAGTATAGTGTATGGCTACAACATTCACAATAGCAAAGAAAACTACTAAAACCATTAAACCTGGTGATAAAAATTTCCTTATCAAAGGAAATATTACTGTAACACCAAGAGCGGGATTTGAAATTTCAAATCAATGTCCGTATAATTACGCACAAATAATAGCAGATTGTATTGATAGAGGTTGGTTGAAACCTATTGCGAATGTAACAGAAAGAGAATATATTTTTATGGGATTAACTAATGAGTAACAGTTATGGAAGTTTAAATGTCGGGTCACTCAGCGCACTAACCACCGCACAAATTCAATCATTAACTTCACCACAATCGGTGACCATGCAGATGCCTGGCACATTAGGTGGAGCAACAATTTCATTTAATCATATCGATCAAAGAACTAACGTTGGTATTATTGGGTTGGGGTTTGTTGGCAATGCTATCAAAGAAGCAATGGATACCACTTGTAGTTTAAAACTAATTGACAGTGATTCAAAACGAAGCAAACATACATATCAAGATTTAGAAAATTGTGATGGCGTATTTGTCTGTGTGCCAACTCCACAAGATGATGATGGAACTTGTGATACCAGCATATTAGAAGATGTGCTAGAAAAATTATCACGCATGAACTATCACGGTGTCATTATCAGTAAATGTACCGCACCGCCAGATGTATATGAACAGTTAAATTTAAAATATCCCAATCTAGTCCATGCTCCAGAATTTTTAACTGCGGCTAATGCTGTAATGGACTATGCTCGAGGATCATTTGCCATTATTGGAGGTCGTGTCATGGCATACAAGCGTGAAGCCGAACGTTTGATCAAACTTGGTCAATCTGACCTACATCATGTGTCATATTGCTCAATTGGAGAAGCCAGTCTAGCCAAGTATGCTATCAACTGTTTTATGAGCACCAAGGTTATTTTCATGAACGAGTTGAAACAACTTGCCGATAAATGCGGTTTAGACTATGATAAGATTGCCAATATGATTAAGGCAGACAAACGTATTGGCAGTAGTCATATGATGGTTCCAGGGCCAGATGGACAATATGGTTTCGGTGGCGCTTGTTTTCCCAAAGACACAAGTGCGTTATTGAAGTTTGCCGAACAGCAAGGTGTTCCATTGAATGTTTTGGACGCCGCGGTAAAGAAAAATACTATATTGCGCTTGACAGAACCTAAATAATATTATACAATCATACTATTGGAGAATAAATTGACTGAATCAAGAATATATCAAAATATCTTAGTTGGCGCTGAAATGCAAGACGATGACAACAAAGATTACAAAGAAAGTAATCTAGCAGATGTTCTTCGTTTTAAAATGAAACGTGAAGGCAAACGCTTCTGGGCAGGCGATAATATTTCGGAATATGTCACAGAAGAACATAAAGAGCAGTTGATTAAAGAAGCAACACAGGCTTTTGAACAAGTACTGGACGCATTGCTTATTGATCGTGAGAACGATCCTAACAGCAAAGGTACAGCAAAACGGCTGGCTAAAATGTACTTTAATGAAGTAATGAGTGGACGATATGAACCAGCACCAGACGCAACAGCATTTCCAAATGACAGTGAAGATCGTTATGAGGGTATGCTTGTGGTTCGCAGTGAGTTGCGTAGTATGTGTAGTCATCATCACCAACCCGTTAGCGGTGTTGCCTACATTGGTATTATTGCCGCCAATAAGCTCATTGGTCTCAGCAAGTATACTCGCATTGCTCAGTGGTGTGCTCGTCGTGGTACATTACAAGAAGAACTATGTAATGACATTGCTCGAGAAATCAGCAAGGCCACTGACAGTGAACATGTAGCTGTTTATATTCAAGCCACACATGGATGCTGTGAGAATAGAGGAATTATGGCGCATAGCAGTTTGACACAGACTACTGTGTTAAAAGGCTTCTTCAAGGAAGATGCTGGTGCCAAGAAAGAGTTTTTTGATAATATCAAACTTCAACAGGAATTTGCTCCACGATAAAGGAAAATAAAATGGCGAAAAAATTAACTAAACTAGCAAAAGTAAACGAATCGTTTACTATCAACCGTTACGATAACGGCTTCATGATTGAAGTTGGTGGTCGTGATGATGAAAATGATTGGAAGACCTGCAAGGTGCTTTGCTCTTCTGAAGAAGAACTGTTTGAAGTGATTAAGGAAGCACTTCAATTAGATGTAGATTATTAAAAGGTAAAAAATGAAAAAATCTAAGTTAAACATTCCAAGCCGTCCGCCGATGGCTAAACCCACTGCTCCTGCTACTGCGGCACAAGGCGCTGTACAGCAAGGTGGAAGACGCCCCAGCGTTATGGTAGCAGTCCCAGCAATGGAAATGGTTAATGCTGAATTCGCACAGCATTTGGCTATGGCATGTGCTAATATGGTTGCCAATGGTATCAAAATTAATTGTGCTTTTAACATTGGATCAGTAATTACGATTGCTCGTCGTAATTTAGTTGACATCTTTTTGAAGAGCGACTTTGATTACATTTGGTGGGTTGATAGTGATATGAAATTTCCTATCGATGCTCCTATGCGAATGTTGGCCCGTAACAAAGAAATTGTTGGTGCTAACTATCGTCGTCGTCGTTTCCCTAATCCTAACTTTACAGGTATGATGGGAAAGAGTGGTCAGTTTACAGAATTCCAAACTACAGACAACAGTCCAGCAATGGAATTGATTGATGTATTGCCACATGGCATGGTATTGTGTAAGCGTGAAGTGTATGAAAAGATTCCTCAACCGCATTACCTACAAGAATTTGTTCCTGAACTTAATCTTGAAATTGGTGAGGATATTTTCTTTTGTCAACAAGCACAAAAGGCAGGGTATGAAATTTGGTGCGATCAAGAATTGAGCAGAGAGGTAGCACATATTGGAATTTTCCATTTTAACTACAATCTATCAGTTCCAAAATAACAGAAAGGAACTTTCCCATGGTATTCGAAAGTATTGAAATTCGTAAGGTTAAAAATGGTGTTATCGTAACACTGAGGTCTGACGAAGATGAGGATCAAGAATATGTTTATGATCGTGATAGTAAGGCTATCAAGTTTGTAAAAGATCTTCTTGAAACTCAAGGTAAAGAAAAGGCTTCGGCCTAAAAATTATGAACATTAAAACAAAATACGACCTAGGTGATATCGTTTGGATATACGGTATCAGCCGGACTAACAATCGACTTACCAAGGGAAAGATTATCCATAGTTTCACTTTGGAACATGCGGGCTATAATAGTGAACCTCATTATGTAGTTTCAATTCCAAATGAAATTGAAGCTTTGTTAGAAGTTCGAACATGGCATAATATCAGTCAAGATGATCGAGGTCCGGTAGGCACTTTTAGAAAAGAAATTCCCAAAGAAGATGTTGATTCTGTGGATAAGAAATTATCACAACTGGGACTTACTATTGAAGAATTTGATAGATTTGAAGAGCACATAGCTGACGAAGAGGATGATATTAGTCCTGATGCTATACATGCGGCTTTGGAAAAATCACAAAAAGATGTTGCCCATGCTCCATTGTTTCCTAAAGAAACTAGACCAAAACGTAAGTATTATTCCAAACGAAAAAAGACCAATGCGAGTTGATACTGCGGCATTTGATCGTTTAGATAAAGTAATTCGAACATGGCATCGGCAAGAATCAATGGTTAAACCCACACTACATCGAAGAGCCAACGGTCCTAATTATTGGTATAGACTACAGCTTGTTGATGTAGATTTAGGTGAGTATGATCAAGAACAATTAATGTATGGTACTAGTCGCAGTCTTGATCGGGCAGTTGAGTGGACCACTGAAAAATTAAAAAATTGGCCCAACTGTACTCGAAAATCTTGGGACATGTGGGATTTTAAATCTAAACACGATGCTGAAAAATTTATAACATTATTTCATTTATCATGGCAGCAGTGAGATTTCAGGAAGTCAGACGAGATGGTGTCCTTGTTGTAGAGGAAATCCACAAAGTAATGGTTCATAAATTTAGGATGGGTGATGTAGAAGATCCAGATTTATGGGCAGGCCAAAGTTTATATGAATGGGAACATAGCGAACCAGGTAAGTTTGTCATGGAAAATGCTATTGATCAACCAGTTTGGCATAGACAATTAGACATGTACGGTATGGGATGGATGTATGCGATTACAGCAGAATTGGAAAGTAAAAAACTAAGCGAATTTTATTTAAGATGGGGTAATCCAAATGGAAGTGACAAGAGTCGGTGATAAATGTTTGGTTAAGCAAGAAAAAACCAATAAATCAGTTGAGGCAGAAGTTCTTCATTTTAATGAAAAACGAAACTTGACCGTGGTATTAAATAAATCAGTAAAAATGAACATGGTTTGGAATGGTAGGCAGTATGAAGGACGTATGTCTGGATTTGATTTTGTCACCGATGGACCAGTGGTATCAAAATCTACAACAAGTATGAGAGGATAATATGCCCAATGTTTTCAAAGATCAGTACAAGTTTATGAAGGCTTGTGATCAAAGTGTTGACAAGTTTAATAGTTCGCAGTATAATATGTATGTAACTTTAATCGACGAAGAACGTGAAGAGCTTGAACAGGCTATCAATAATGGCGATCGGGTTGAACAACTAGATGCCTTAATTGATATTTTAGTTGTCACTGTTGGTGCTATTCATTCAGCAGGATTTGATGCTGAGGGCGCTTGGAAAGAAGTTATGAGTACTAACTTTGCCAAGATTGATAAGGAAACTGGCAAGGTCCGTAAACGTGAAGATGGAAAAGTTTTAAAACCTATTGGTTGGGTACCACCTAATCTAGAACCTTTTATTGAGAAATGAAATGAGAAACTATTGGTCCTGTACAAAATTTGCCGATTGGATCCGAGGCACTAATAAGTTGCCTGCTGGGACCAGTGAAGAATGGGATGAATGGCGTACTACTGCCAAGATGCGACATAATTTTCGTTATTGGATCGCGGAAGAAGCGTTGGATGCTGTCCAAAATTTCTTTTGCTATCCTGGAGATAAATTAAATGATGTCCGTTATTATATCAATAATCGTTACATTAGCAAGTCTCACGCTCTTACCGCTCATCCGAGAGACATCAAACCTGGGGCTTGGCGGGATGTTGGCAATCGGTTCCTTCCTTGTTTGTTTAACGAGCTTGTGGATTTTGTTGAAATAGAAACCGCTTGGCATCATGTGATGTGGGATACCGAGGCTCGTAAGAAATACGCTGTGCCATGGTATCGTAGTGGTTGGTTGCGTTGGCGTACTTGGCGTTGTGCTGAATCCGGACTTGCTCATTTAGATTGGGCCGCTGGACTTACAAACCGAGAGTTTATCAAAGAAGGTGAGAAGGAAGAGCCAACTTACCAAGCCAAGGCCGCAAAAGAAATTTTAGAGCTGTATACTTGGTGGACTGTTACATATCGCAATCGTCCAGATCCTTATGAAGCTAGCGGATGGACTGCGGCTTGTGAAGCGAGTCGTGCGGCCAATGGCGGCAAGTTGAGTTTTAGCACACCAAAAGATCCTGTGCTTAAAAAGGCGCAAGATAAAGCTCATAAATTGCTACAAAAAATTGAAGCCGCTTACGAAAAAGAAGATGAACAAATGATGATTCGTTTGATCAAAATTCGTCAATCACTTTGGACTTAATATGAAAGCACAGATTCCAGCCGAAGGAATTTTTAAACATAGAGAGTGGGGTGACTCTGTCATGTACGGAGTTCCTTGCGAATGTACAGATCCTACACATCAACACAATGTTTGGATTGAAGCGGATGAAACTGGTGTTACTGTAACTACATACACTCAACAAAAAACCAAATGGTGGGAACTTAATCGTTTTAAAATCATTTGGACTTTGTTAACCAAAGGATATGTTGAGTACGAAGCCAACATTATTATGAGCGAGCAACAGGCTCTTAACTATTCTGAAACACTAAAGAAAGCAGTGGCCAATGTCAAAGAATTCAAAGATAGCAAGTAGTCCAGAAAGACATACCTTTCAAGTTGAGGGTGCAAAAAAACGAGCAGAGGAAAAAGGCGAGGAAGTTCCTGAACATTATCTTAATTTTTGGAAAACTGCCAAAGAGCAAGATGAGGCTAATCTTGTAGATCCGGCTTGGCAAAAAGACAATTTAGAGTATGATCTTCGTAGCACCAAATGGATCTGCGATAAAGCCAAGTCTAGCGATAACTATGCCCAAAACTTATATGCGGCCATGTGTAATATGCAGTTCATGAAATTGGATACCATGCCTATTTTGAAAAATCAGCGTTGGTCTTGCTCTTGGCGTCATGCTGGCGGTATTGTTGCCGACATGTTGGAAAAAGGTGATTACATCGATTGGTACTGTTCAGGCATTCGACATGATGAAGAAGGAATAACTTCAGGTTATGTACCCGAAGGTGTTGTAACTGACGAAATCCGCGAAGATTTGAAGAAGTTGGGATGGATTCCAGTTGAATGGGAAGATGAATAATGAAGATTGCTTTGAGTAAGCGTACAATTGAACGTGAAGGAAAGATATACGATGCTATCGAAAACGCATGGTATACCTTTTTGGACGGGCATGATTTGACGTTTATTCCCAATCGATTGGACCAAGACTTTGATGCACTAGCGGAAAACGCCGATGTTTTCATAGTCACAGGGGGCGATAATCGCCCCGTACGCAGGCGCACAGAGCGTAGGATGATCATTGCTATGCTGAAGCGCAATAAACCTGTTGTAGGGGTTTGTCATGGGGCTTTTTTGCTTACAAAGTTCCTAGGCGGGACTACAGGGCGCAAGGATGGTCATCGTGGAGTTATCCACAAAGTTATCCACAATGAGGTTGAATATTCTGTGAATAGTAGCCATCGGTATTACATCGAAACCTTGCCAAAAAGTGCCCAAATCCTAGCTAGAGACGAAGATGGGCACTGTGAAGCATGGATTGACCACAATATAGCGGGCATAGTTTGGCACCCAGAACGGGATAAAAACGGGTTCATTCCGCCTGAAATCATGCCATTTTTTGGTCGAAATCTCCTAAAAGTTGCTTGACTTTGAGCCATTACGGCTATATAATAACAATATGTTTACACACTATAGGAGCAAAAATGGCCACCGCTAGTCAGAAATTGCGTGAAAACGCTAAACGAGATCACAGTCCAAAATGGGACAATGTTAGCACAATGACTGCTAGCGAGTATTTTACACATTGGCATCGTTCCATGGAATACTATCGCCTTGAGGCAGATCAAAAAAATCTTAAAATTAAAGTCATTGATTGGATGGGCCGTAATAATTACAGCCGTGATCAAATACAGGCTTTTAACAAAACCAAAGATCACCGTTGTAACATGACAATGGGTGCTATTGCCGCAAACCTGTTAAAAGGTATGCCAGATGTTCGAGATGGGTTTAACAATGGTAAAAGTGCTGTTGAATGGTTAAAGAAAGAAATTGCCAAGGTTGTTGAAGAAGGCAGAAACGATGTAGAGGCAGTTCCAGAAAATAAAAAGGTCAAAGTTGTTACGCCCGTTGTTAGTATCCAAGACCGTATTCGCGAACAAGCAGTTACTATGAGCGAAGAGTTGGACGTTGCTATTGATAGCTGGATCATGGATCCAGAAGCATTTGATCCCAAAGCGTTCAAAATTACTAACCTGTTGCGTGGTAAAGGTGCCAAGGCTGCACAGACTCGTTATATCAAAGGTTTTTTCCAGCGTGGTATGGAGGAACTACATGAGTTGGTCGGAGGTAATGCTGACGAACAACTACGTGAAGCATATAGCCACAATAGCCGCAAACAAATTAAAAAATTAATTGAGTTCTATGAAGGCATTGCCACTGCCTGTGACCAAATTGCCGCAGAAGCTAAGGTACTTAAAAAGCCCCGTGCTAAAAAAGCCAAACCTGCTGAAGAATTGGTTAAACGTGTTAAGTTTAAGGTTAGCGATGACAAATTGGGTATTACCAGCGTACCTCCTTCACAGTTAATTGGTGCTCAAGGCGCTGTGGTGTACAATACTAAACTACGCAAGTTTGGCATTTACATTGCTAAAACCACTGCGGGATTGGGTGTTAAAGGCACTAGCATTACAGAATTTACTGACAAGAGTTTCCAAAAGACACTACGTAAACCTGAACTACAACTTAAAGAATTCAAAGACCAAAATACACAACGAAGAATTGAAACTTGGTTTGGAAAAATTAAGGCCACAGAGACCGTAATGAATGGTCGATTGAATGAAGAAATCATCATCCTAAAGGTATTCAAATAATGGAAAAAGATACCCGTAATAAGTTGTTGGAAGAACTACATTTAGAAGCATGGCGTCATGCTATTGCTGGGCAGAAGTTATTGAGTCGTATTAGAGATTTGGAAACCTTGTTTAAGGCTCAGGATATTTTAGAAGACAGCAGGACTTAGTTTATCGTTCTGCTTGCTCAGATACACTGTTGATGTTAAAGTATACGATATAAGGCACTGGAATTATCAAACTAATCAGTACAAAAAGGAAACAACATGATTACGATAAAAGAATTTATGGAATTGATTGACTATAAGATTACCGAAGGCAACACTTATGGTTGGGATTGCTATGGTCCCTACAGTTACAGCCTGAGCAGTTGGAATGGTATCCACGGCAAAGGTGGATATAGTTTTAATATTGTGTTTAGCACCAAGAGTCAGAAGGTCTATGAAGTAGAAGTCTGCGACTATACCAATGATCGCGCTTACCGCATGATCCGCCCTAGTTTTGTAGAAAAGCATAAAAAAGAATCTCTAGCCAAAGGTGTTAATCTAAATCAGGCATGGGATGACGTTGAGTACACAGATTTGGAAGTAGATGACGATTTTATCCAAAAATGTCTAGCTATCAAAGAAGGTAAGGCATATGATACTGGTATCCTTGTACCTTTGAATTTGGATAACGACACATTGCTACAGGCTGCATTGGCCGCACATCAGCATAACATGACTCTCAATGATTACATCAATTTGGCATTGGCGGATTTGGTTGAAAGATTTAAAAACGGTGAAATTACCAAAGAAAATTTTATTAAATCTGAGGACTGCTAATGAGCAAGGATAAACACAAACCCTATCAGTGGATTGATGGTGAGACTGCTGATCGTATCACTAGTCTTAACCTAAAGGATTATCGTGCCTACCTTAAAAAGGAACTTAAGGAATGGACAAAGAATCCCAAAGGTCCCAATAACCCTGATGGTAAATGGCTACATCCTGATGATGTGGTTACTAATATGCGTACCATCGAAGCACTGGATTTGATTATCAGTCATTTTATAACAACCGAAGATGAGATCAAATAATGTATAAAACAGTTTACACAGAAGTTGAAGTGGATGTGGACCTGGCAGATTTTGATACAGACGATCTAGTTGACGAATTACAAAGCCGTGGTGCTGGTGTTACTGACTACGGTGATGGCAAAGAATTGCTCACTGCCATTTGGCTCAAACGTAGGATGGGACAAGATTATCAAACAGAATTGGATCAATTGATCTATAACGGAATTGGAAAAATTGTATGAAGCAAGAACTTGATGAATTGTTGTGTAAGAAATATCCTAAAATGATGGTCAACCGTAACAAGAACATGATGGAAACTTGTATGTGCTGGGGTTTTGAATGTGGCGATGGTTGGTTCCAGATTCTCAATCAGCTTATGGGTAATATTCAACATCACATTGATTGGAAACGCAATCAACGTGCCAGCACATTGAGGTATAATCGTGCCTTGAAACAGGCCCTTAACGGTAACAAGACTGCGCTGATTAGTTACTACACATATGGCGATACTCCAACTGATTATACATTTGATCACGTTGAAGAAGATATTGAAAAGGCCAAGTTTCGTGATGTTCCAGACCTTATCACACAAGTGACATTGGACCAGGTCAAGGAAAAGTTTGGCACACTACGGTTTTACTACTCAGGTGGCGATGACTATATCAGCGGCATGGTAACTATGGCAGAAGCAATGTCAGGTGTAACTTGCGAATCATGCGGTAATCCTGGCGAAAGCAAAGGTGGTGGATGGGTACGTACTATCTGTGAGCCTTGTGAAGAAAAACGTAGCCAGGCATGGAAAAAACAAAGAGAGGAATATGATGAAACTAATACCTAGAGAAGTACTAACTGTGTTAATCTGTTTGTCTTTAGGCTTTTGTTTGTCATATTTTGTCTTGCCCAGACACGGTGAAGTAGTATATAATTGCGACATAGCAGAAATTAGTCCCGACATACCTGTGGCGGTTAAAGAAGAATGCCGCAAGCGACAGCTTCAACGAACTCTTTGGATTCCAAAATGACATTACCTGATGAACGATATCGTGCTGTGATTGCCACTAGACGATTCCTTTTAGATCTTACAAACCCACAACACACCCCCAGAGTTCCTAAAATTATTAGAGAACATGCCAGTTGGTGTTTAAGGCATTACCCTAATGATTGGGAAATGCGTCGAGTAACAGAAGGCCACGGAGCTCAACTGTTTCAAGAAGAAATGGAACCACTGCATCGTATGGTGCTACAATATGAACAAGATAAGGACGCAAAATGAAAATCGGTCTAAGTTATAGTCGTTGTGTTCGTGATATCTTTGACGGTAAAGTTAGCATCAGTGATGTATTGCTAATTATTGCTCGTACAGATTTTGATCCTCACAATGATGAGCAGTGGGCTGGTATTTGGGCTGGGTATCACGGCTACAATCCCTGGAGTAATCCCGAGTGGGCCAGTTATGAAGACGAAGACGAAGAAGAGTTTCGCAAAATTAGTATTGAATTGTACGATACTGGACGCATGCATCAGCCTCGCCAATTTGGCGCACATCCAAGGCGCTTGCCCTACATTTGGCTTGAGGCAGGATTACCCAATGATGAAATGGCCAGTAACCCCGCAGTTAAGAAGGCATGGGAACAGTTCCAAATTATTGCCGGATTGAGCAATGCCAAAATGATTGATGACAACTTCTAAAGAAATTAATATAACTCGTCCCTTGGTATTTGAAGATACGTATAATTTTAACAAAACTATACTATTGCCCAAATGCCTTCAGCAGGCACAAACGCCAGGGTTTACATCAAACAAAGAACCTTTGATGATAGGTGCTGTAGGAACCTCTGCCACAGCATCTATAAACAACGGAATTAATAATATTGTCACTGATCCAAATCAGCCGCACTACTGGCCCGAACTATCACATTTTACTTCCTGGATGTTGAATAAAGCAGATGAAATATTTAGGATGTGGCAGTTTGAATACAGTGGAATAGAAATTGTCAAGAGCTGGGTCAATAGGCATCAGCAAGGTGGTTGGACCAATGCTCACTACCATTTGTATTCAGACTTGGTAGTAAGTGCGTATATACAAGCACCCCAAGGCAGTGGTAACTTGGTGATAACTGATCCCATGGAATATCATTGGATGGGGCATAGAACTTCTATCAATACTGATATACTGTTAGGTAATTCCATTCCTGTTAGAGACAATACCGTATTATTTTTTGCTCCATTTTTAAGACATCATACAGAAATAAATCAAACACAACAAGATAGATGGGTACTGAGTTTAAATCTTAGAACCGTACCATTACCAAGAAATAACTAAAGGAAAATAATGTATAATAATCTAGTACCTATGGTGGTCGAAAAGACCGGACAAGGCGAACGTGCCTTTGATATCTACAGTCGCTTGCTCAATGAGCGTATTGTATTTCTAAATGGGCCAGTTGACGACTACAGTGCCAATTTAGTAGTGGCACAGATTCTACACTTAGAGAGTGTTGATAGTGAAAAAGATATTCACTTTTATATTAATAGTCCGGGCGGTGTTATCACCGCGGGCATGAGCATTTACGATGTCATGCAGTTTGTCAAACCTGATGTAGCAACCTATGTTATGGGGCAGGCCTGTAGTATGGGTAGTTTCCTAGCACAAGCAGGCACAGCCGGCAAACGCTATATGTTGCCAAATAGTCGTCATATGATCCATCAACCCAGCGGCGGTGCTCGTGGTATGGCCAGTGACATTGAAATTTCTTATCATGAAATTATGTTTTGGAAAAAGCGACTGACTGAGCTATATGTCAAACATAACACTGGTGGTAAAACTTTTGAAGATTTTGAACGTGATATGGATCGAGATACATTCATGAGCGCAGACGAAGCCTTGGCCTATGGATTATGTGATAAGATAATTGAAAGCAGATAAACTGATAGTAAAATTCTCCTCGAAAGACAATTAAATATTTTTACTTAGGGAGAACATTATGGCTCAAATTTTATTAAAACATTTACAAGAACTTAAAAAATTAAATTGGCAACGTAAGGCTTGGTTGGTATTAAGTGCGTTGGTATTGGTTGTGATCGGATTTTTTATCTTTGACAGAGACGGATTACAACACATTGGATTGTATTTGCCCATTGGTATTCTGGGAATAATCCTATCTGTTGTTTGGTGGTATTGGGCCATGAGAATGATAGGTCGGCTACTGTCGCATAGAAAAGAAGAAACAGAAGTCTTAATAGATATCCACAATTCCATTAAAGAAATACGAGAAGAAGTTCGTAAATCTTTTTCAAAATAATTTACTTTATTAAATATCACTGTATAATTATTATATAGCGGTCTTGGAGCATCATCCCGCTTTACAAATTCTGCTGCCTATGCTATAATTTAACATAGGAGATAAAAATGGCAAAGTATTATTCGACTAAGCATTATGGGCACAACATTGGCCTATCAGCAGTTTTTAGACAACCAAACGCAGATCACAGCCACTGTCATTTGCTACACGGTTACAGTCTAGCATTTACATTTACATTTGGTTGTGATAGATTAGATGACAAAAACTGGGCAGTGGACTTTGGTGGTCTTAAAAAACTCAAGGCATGGTTAGAAGATCATTTTGATCATAAGTTGGCTTTGGATCTTAAAGATCCATATCTAAATAAATTTACAGAATTAGAACAGTTGGGGTTGGCCGAGATTAGAGTGTTTGATGGTGTGGGAGCAGAGAAGTTTGCCGAACATGCCTTTAACTTTGCTGATTCTCTAATCAGAGAAGCCAGTGATAATCGTTGTTATTGTGTTCGAGTAGAGTGTGCTGAGCATGGCGCTAATTCGGCTATTTACGAAGGTTAAAAAACTTTGGAGACTATGGGCCAAGGCTCTAGGTGAAAAGTCAGGCAATACGGATGAAGAGTCAGACCGTATTGCTTGTATTCGAACTTTAATTGTGTTATCATATATAATAACAAATTGTTTTATTATAGCAGGTGTTATTAGACATTGGAATTAAACATGAATGATAAAGAATTTTTAGAAAAAGTAAATCATATGTATAAGATATACAGCAATGAAATTGGTCCTAAATTGGATATAGAGAATTTCATTACTTGGGTATACAAACAATATGGATTTTTAGAACCTAAAAAGGATAAAAATGAAGATAGGTTTTAATTGTAGTAGTTTTGACCTGTTACATGCCGGGCATGTAACAATGTTAAAAATGGAAAAACAACTTTGCGATTATTTGATTGTGGCTCTACAAATTGATCCTACAATTGATCGTCCTGGTATTAAAAACAAACCTGTACAAAGTGCCTACGAACGGTATGTACAACTACAGGCCTGTAAGTATGTGGATGAAATCCTTATATATGAAACCGAATACGATCTTTTACAGTTGTTACAAACTCAAACTATTCATATTCGTTTCCTAAGTGAAGAATACCTCAATAGAGATTTCACAGGCAAACAGTGGTGTATGAATAATGGTATTGAGCTACACTATCATAAACGACAGCATGATTATAGTTCCAGCGAACTACGAGCAAGAACAGCCAAATTAGAAAACGCCAAAGATAAAGATTCCAGTAAGGCGTTGCCACAATACAGTCCAGAATTAATCAAGGCTCCAGAATGATTGCTCTTATTGGCCATGGCTACGTAGCCAAACATATTGCCTGTGAATTAGAAGGGCAGGGATTGGAATATGTTTGGATCACACATCGTGATCCTGTTCCACAATGCTTGTCAATTATCAATGCCGCAGGCTACACAGGATCACCTAATGTAGATGCTTGTGAAACTTACAAACAAGAAACAATTGATGGTAATGTGATCTGGCCTGTTCAACTTGAACTAGACAATCCCAACAAGCCCATTGTACACATTAGCAGTGGGTGTGTGTATTCAGGATATGATAAAGAGTACACAGAAGACGATGCGCCAAATTTTGATTTTGGTAATGGTAGCTTCTATAGCGGTTCAAAGGCATTAGGTCAAAAGATGCTGGAGCCGTTTTTACACAAAAGTTACCTTCTGCGTATTCGCATGCCATTTGGCGACTATGAAGATTCCAAAAACTTTTTAACCAAAATGAAACGTTACCCCAAATTGATCAGTTACGATAATAGTTTGAGTTATATGCCTGATGTTGCTCGTTTTGCTGTGGCGTGTGCTTTGGGTAAAATTAGAGTTAAGGGTATTTACAATGTATGTAATCCTGATTCAAGTAATGCTAGAGACATAGTCAGCATGATGGGCATAGATAAAGAGTTCTTTACTGACGAAGAGTTTAAACAGGCTGTGGTAGCTCCTAGAAGTAATTGTATTTTAAGTACAAAAAAACTACAATCTGTATTTGACATACAGGATGTAAAAACAGCATTAACGACTGCGATTGGAAATTTAAAATGAAAAAAATATTAGTAACCGGTGGTGCCGGATTCCTAGGTAGCCATCTCTGTGAGCGACTGGTTCTAGAAGGACATCATGTGCTTTGTGTGGACAACTACTTTACAGGTAGTAAAAAGAATATTGAACACCTGCTGGATTACAAAAACTTTGAAGTAATTCGCCAAGATATTTGTTTTCCCTTGTATGTGGAAGTAGATGAAATTTATAATTTGGCCTGTCCCGCCAGTCCGTTTTACTATCAGTGGGATCCAATTCAAACTATGAAGACCAGTGTATTGGGTGCTTACAACATGTTGGGTTTGGCCAAACGTACTGGTGCTAAGATCCTTCAAGCATCAACCAGTGAGATCTATGGTGATCCACAGATACATCCACAGACTGAAGACTATTGGGGCAATGTAAACCCCATTGGTATCCGTAGTTGTTATGATGAAGGAAAGCGTGCCGCAGAAACCCTGTTCATGGATTATTGGCGAGTACATTCAGTGGATGTTCGTATCGTGCGTATTTTCAATACCTATGGGCCAAGAATGGCCACACAAGATGGACGTGTGGTCAGTAATTTCATTGTACAAGCTCTACAAAACAAAGACATTACTGTATACGGTTCAGGACTTCAAACTCGTAGTTTCTGTTATGTAGACGATCTTATTGAAGGTATGGTGCGTTATATGGCTGTGGATGGTGATGTTACTTTCCCAGGACCCATTAATTTGGGAAATCCTGGAGAGTTCACCATGCTAGAACTAGCGCAAAAGGTCATCGAACTTACAGGCACAGACAGTAGAATAGTACAAAGCACACTGCCACAAGACGATCCCAAACAGCGTCGGCCCGATATTTCAGTGGCTAGATCCAAATTAAATTGGGAACCTACTATTGAATTAGCCGAGGGACTACAAAAGACCATTGACTATTTTCGTAAAATAGTGTAAAATATAGTTTTAGCAGGAGACAACATGACACAGCGTTGGGTTGTGACACTCGAAGAAGCCGATGACGGCAGTGAAGATTTGGTACTCCCTCTACCGCAGGACTTACTTGAACAAGTAGGTTGGGCTGAGGGCGATGTGTTAGAATGGTCTGATAACAAGGATGGAACATACTACATCCAGAAAGTCAAAGATGAAAAAGATCTATTATGAAAAAATTGGACGAAGGTATGTGCCTGTAGCCGAATACGATAACGACTTTGTAGACAGTTTTTCAAAAGGCAATCATTTGGTTATGTGTTATCCTGGAGGCACTAGTCGTAGGTTTAATATTGACCCTAACTATGCGGCTATGATTGCCGCAGGTCGAGTGGCTGAAGATGCTATATGCAAGGCTATTAGTAAGGCCAGTGAACTACGTCCTAAACAAACTCCTATCACCCCTAAACAGAAACGAGCATGGGAAGCGTTGGCTGAAGCATTTGGTGATGAACTTTGTACGCTACACGGGCTCAGTGTACATGACTGTGCTGAAGCTGGAGTCAAAGCCATGATAGCAGAGGCCGACAAGTTAATGACTAACCCCGCAGTTCGTAAGTCTTATGAACAATTTCAAATGGTATGTGCGTTAACTAAAGAAAGTCAAAAGTGAATAAAAAAATTGGTTTTGCCTGTAAATGGATTGATCATCCAGGACAAGTCGATGGCATCAAAGCCACAGATGATGCCAAAAAGTATAACACAGGCGGCACAACTGTTGCTTGGTTAAATAGACAAAAGAAAGATGTAGCAGAACAAAAGCTCTGGGACATCATGGTACAAAATATTGAATCAACTAGACTATTGGTGGAACGAGTTGGAAATCTTGAAGAAAATCTTAAAATGGTTCGCCTTAGTAGCGATATTTTACCTGTGTATACCCAGCGTGATTGGAGTTATTTTTGGCGTCGAAGCGATGTTGTTAACTATTGCGAATCTGCTTTTAAACGTATTGGTGACCTTGCTAGATCTCGTGGTGTACGCACTAGCTTTCATCCGGGACAGTTTACAGTACTCGCCAGCGACAATCCCGACATCGTGGATCGAAGCATAGAGGAATTTGAATATCATGCTGATATGGCACGTTGGATGGGTTACGGGGTTACTTTCCAAGACTTTAAAATCAACGTCCACATATCGGGTAGAGCCGGTCCAGCCGGTATTAAAAGCGCCTACAGTCGCCTCTCACCCGAAGCCCGCAACTGTATTACAATTGAAAACGAGGAAATAAGTTATGGATTGGATGATTGCCTTGAGCTTGGTGATGTGGTTCCTATCGTATTGGATATTCACCACCATGGGATTAAATCAGGAGGAGAATACATCTCCCCCTTGGACCCCCGCGTTGCAAGTGTGGTGCGGTCTTGGCGTGGTATTCGGCCTACTTGTCATTATTCAGTTAGCCGTGAAGATTATCTTGTGGGTCATAGCACTACTACCCGGCCTGCGATTGATCTTCTTTTAGAACAAGGATATAAGAAACAAAAACTGCGTGCTCATTCAGATTTTATGTGGAATACCGCAGTCAATGATTGGGCATTGGGATTTTTAGATCAGTTTGATATAATGGTCGAATGCAAGTCAAAGAACCTTGGTTCATTTGCTCTTGCTGAATATGCTAAACAATTAGGTGTTCTTTAAACTCAGGAAATAGTTCAAATATACGATGTAATCCAGACCTAAGTTTATTAATAGTAGCATAATCTATTTTCATTAGTTTTGTGATTTCTTTATTAGTCTTTCCCTCAACAATAAAAGAAATAGCCATTTTGTATTTTTCATAGTCCTTTTTATAGATACCATCCCAAGTTTTTAGAGCCTTGGTATGAGACATAGTTGGGTTATTCTTATACCATTCCTTTATCGATTTAGATTGTTTTTCAATAGTTTTAGATCTATCCGGATTACTATCATACCATTTTCTTAAACCTTCAGCAGTTTTAGGATTTGATTTCCCTCTTACTTGAACTGCAATTTTTTCTGTATGTTCTTTAGTTCGTTGAGGTTTTTTCTTACCAAGTTGCTGTTGGCGGAATAATTCTTTTCTTTCGTCTGTATGATTTCCACCACCGCCTGTTTCTGGAATTCGATTAGCCCATTCTGTGCTTTCAACTACATTCCATAACTCACTATAATAACGACCCCACTGATTCAATTCTTGATTAGTTTGACATTCTCGAATTATTTCTGTAGTGTAATCAATGCCATGCTCTTTAAGATGTGTTTTCCAATCTGCACCAGATCCATGATAAGCATGAGGATCTTGGTTCGTAGTTTTGCCGAGGTATTTTAACCCAGTTTTATTATGGGGTTTGACGTATAGGTAAATAGTCATGCTGTAAGTTCCTTTATAACTTGTAGAGAGGATGGATATGTCCAGTATCGCGATCCTCACTTTTATTTAGTCAAAAAGAAAAGGCCCCGAAGAGCCAATCCTTAGAGCTAAAGAATTAAGCCTTCTTTGAACGTGGAGCACGTGGCTTCTTAACAGCAGGAGTCTTTTCAGTTTTAACAGCAGTCTTACGAGGAGCTCTAGCTTTTGCTGGAGCTTTTTCTTTAACTGCTACTTCTGCTTTAGGAGTACGTGGCTTACGAGTTTTCTTAACAGGCTCTGCTGTAGCTGGTTCAACTACTTCAGGAGCAACTGGTAATACAACAGGTTCTTCAACTACTGGCGTTTCAACTGCGGGCGTTTCGACTACAGGTGTGCTGGCTACTGCTTTGGGCTTTCTATTAAAATAGATGGCAGCGGCAAAGGCAACAACAGCAATTAATATAATGATTTCCATGGAAATTCCTTTTTATGTAAAAATGTATTGTTATTTAATGGGCACTAAATACTGATATGCAAAAAATGAAATCAAGTGCCAATTTACCTTTAAGCCACATTGGCTGTACTAAGAAAAAACAGGGAAAGCTCGTAGTTAGGGGTCCTTGGATGCCCTGTTAACCATTTGATGAAATATTTATATGTACAACTTTATTAAATCCTTAACTGAAGGTAAAATCAAACAGGAATTGGTACAGGCCACTTTACCTTATGCTCGAGATGGTTTGGGCAGAAGTCTTAGTAAATCTGCTATAGATTATCACTATGGTAAATTATATAAGGGCTATGTTGATCGATTTAACTCTGGTGAAGGCGATCCAGATTTTAACGAAGCTGGCGCATTTTTACACAGCATCTATTTTCCACAACTACGTCCGCCAAGAAGCAGTAATAAACCTGATGGCTTGATTTTAGAGTTTATCAACCAGCATTTTAAAAGTTTTGATAAATTCAAAGAGGAGTTCAAAAAAGTTGCCATGAAAATTCAAGGCAGCGGTTGGGTGTATCTTGCTCGTGATGGTAAAATCAAAACCATAGTCAATCATGAAATCAAGCAGGATATACTGGTACTTATTGATTGGTGGGAACATGCTTTTAATATCGACTACCAAGCAGACAAAGAAAAATACCTGGACAATCAATGGAAAATCATTGATTGGGACAGAATTAATATCAAAATGGAGGGCATTCAAAGTTAATACGCAGGGTTTAGATATTCACGAAAGTTGATAACCACAAACGGAGGCGGTATGTCCAACAATAATTTAGAAGCATTAGTTAGCATTGAAGAATACGAAGAAGACGATGATTACGGGCCAGATGATTTCGGATTTGTAATAGGGCCAGATGGTAGTTTAAAATCGTTTATGATCCCACAACATTTAATGGAAGATCCTCCAGAAGAAATACAATTAATTCTAAGTATATTTGGTATTGAAAATATACACGATTTAGAGCATAGAACCCTACACTGATTTTACTGGCCATTTTAGGTAAATACCTCTATAGTAGCCTATAGAGGAATAATCTCAATGAGTCAACAATTAATCAATATCGGTGGTCAGGCAAATGATGGCACCGGCGATAGTATTCGAACTGCGTTCGATAAAATCAATACCAATTTCACTGAAGTTTACAGTGATTTAGCTTTTATAAACAGTGTTTTTTCTAATACTAATTCATCTACGATTGGTACTAGCACTATTAACACAATACTATCAGAGTATGCTGGAGTCACAGCCACTCTTGCCTTGTTCCAAAATAGCCTTAACACACTTAGTGCTTATGTAAGTACATTTGCCACACAGACCTATGTCGACGACCATATCAGTGCCGAACTAGGACTAGTTGAACAAAGTGCTACTATTTTTTACTCAACTATAACTTTTGTTCATTCTGCGCTGTTTACTAATACCAACGCCACCTCAACAACATCAGGTGCTTTGCAAGTAGTAGGTGGGGCCGGCATTGGTGGTGATCTATATGTTGGCGGCAATATCAACTCTGGCGGTGGATTCAATGCGAAAGGAAATATTACTGTTATTAGTGGGACCAATAGCTTGCTGGATTTGAATATTATCAATAACAGTACAGGGAACACAGCCTCAGCCGGCGTATCTGCTCAGTCAAGTGGTACATCAATTGGGTTGTTTACTTATCCAATTGCGTCCACAGTGAACTCAGGAACTTTCCTATATTCAAATAATCCTGGAGGTTTGACCATTGAACAAAACGGCAGTTCTAGCACCGGCATCAACTTTGTGCTGCCTTACTCCTATGATAATGGTGCCTATCCCCGCGTGAAAATCAATTCAACCGGTAGTATTTTAGAAATCAATCTAGATACGGCACCGTTGTACGGAGGGATTTATCAGTTTGGTAACAGTGTAGATCAAGGATATAGTCGCGGAGCCACTATCACGTACACAGGCGGAGAATCTAAATTTGGCAATTGGCGACAGTACCACAATGCTGAAGAATGGAGTTGGGCCTTAGTTTATAATAGTGCAGTCAATCCGCATACTGTTTTTCCCGCAACATATAGCCCAAGAGATACTACAAATCCAACTGCTGACATTGTGTTTGCCAATAGAATTGATGTAGCGGAAGGGCATAGCGGACAAAACTTCTGGGGAGCTGAGTGGGCGCCGGCTAACGATACTACTCCTGCTACACAACCAGATTGGACCGCGGGCAGTGCCATGCGCTACTATGATGGTGGAGTACTAGCACTGTCAAACAGTTGGGGAAATAGTGCTCAATGGTCATCTTCTGGAGATCCCAAATATCAACCTTCAGGAACATTTAGAGACTCCGCAATACAACTGATAAGTGGAGAAACCGTTGCGGGTCCGAATAATAATGGTTACTCACATGTCATGCGTACATCTGCTACAGACGGATCATTTAAGATTCAGGATGTAACTGCATTTAAAAACAGTTCTACATATTGGATTCCAATAACACCACCAACACAAGTGGGAATACTTGACCGTATGGTAATTGATACTAGCGGAAATGTATCTTTCCCAGGCGGCAAAGTAATTTCAGGCGGGGACATACAGGTACCATCCAGCCATGCTCTAGTACTTTTCAATTCTGACAATACTAGTTATGCCAATGTAACGTATGATGGTACAATGGTTAAGATTTCCAAACCATATGGTGGTGGTGGCTCAGGCCTTGGGGTACAGATCGGAAACTTACAACGTGCCACCCTGAGCACTGTTGGATTTACCGGAAATACCAGCACAGTGGTGTGTGACACAGGCACTGAGATCCTGTTCTTGGATTATAGTACAGCCTCTATAATTGTAGTATTTCCGGCAAATCCGGTAAATGGCCAAACATTGAAAATTGGAACATTTGGCGCAACTATTACTGGTATTACATTTATACCAGGTCTAGGTAGTAGTTATATTGGTGCAGTACCCGCTAGCATAACACAAAATACTCCCATAGAATATACATATTATTCTGGAACAAGTGCTTGGTTTACTAGTGGAGGTAGTATTCCTTCTACTACTATTAAAGGGCTAGGATATAACGGTGAAACATGGCATGATGTCACAGCATCTAGAGTGTTAGGTGGTGGATATACAAATTCCCATACGTACCCAATCATGGTGGCTGTAAGTTGCACAAGTAGCGGAGGTAGCTTTGATCTTAACGCATACATTAATGGTTATAACATATTGAATATAGGCGGGGGTGGCTTGGGAAATATCGGCGGAATTTCCTTTATTGTTCCACCAGGAGCAATCTATGAGGTCAGTTCCAGCGGCGCAACAACAACTCTTACCTTATGGACAGAACTTTATTAATTTGATATGACTGTACAATGGACTACACCTGCAGGGCTACTTTTTACCGCTACTGAAGCAGTAAGCACATCGGTGGCAGTAATGGCCACTGGTACTAACATTTCCTATAGTTTGATCAGCGGACAGTTATCATCTGGTTTAACAATAAATTCTTCTGGAGTTATTTCTGGTGTTCCCGACAATGTGTTTATTCCCACAACCAGCACATTTGTAATTAGAGCAACAGATAGTGTTAATGTAATTGATAGAACATTTAGTTCCATCATCTATAACAATGGTGGTGTACAATGGGTAACCACCGCGTCAGTTATTTCAACTTCCACAAATACAACATCAACATTTTTGCCAGCAGGGTATAGTGGTGTGGAATATATTTTTAATAATCAGTGGGTTGATTATCCCTTAAAGGCTATACCTATTGGTGATCCAACTACTGCTACCATAACATATCATTTAAGTACTGGCACATTACCACCCGGACTATCATTAAGTTCTACTGGAACGATATCAGGATTTGTCAAGGATCATTTGACTTTCCCTGGATTTGCCAGCACAACAGGTGGGTACGATACAGAATCATTTGATGATTATAGTTATGATCCTGCTGTGTTATCTTTTTATGGAACATTGACAGAAGTACAGCTGGTATCGGTTCCAAAAATTTATCAGTTCAGTGTAGCAGCCACTGATGGATATAATACTTCTACTAATAGATTTGAAATGTTGGTGATCAATCCAGACATGCTTAGAGCGGATTCTGTATTTTTAAGTTATGATGTTAGTATACTCAGTACCGATGTTGTTCCTGCCTCGGCCAGTTTTCTAGAGTTGCCACAATTTTTAAACAGTTCAAATTTTGGTATCATTCGAGCAGGTGAAAAAACAGATCTAGATGTGTCCGCTTATAACGGTAGACCACAAGAGGGCAAAATAACCTATAGTTTAATTACCACAACAAATTTACTAACACAGTTACCCCCTGATTTGGTTTTAGACCCAATATCAGGTCATATTTCTGGATATGTGGAATTTCAACCAGCATACACAAAAACCTACACACTAACTGTCGCAGCCACCAAATCAGATTATACATCAACTGCTACCACTACAGTGACCAATACATTTACCCTGTTTGTTCAAGGCAATGTTTATAGCAATATTGAGTGGGTATCCGATAGTGATCTTGGCAGTATTGAAACACAGACTATCAGTGATTTATATGTTGAAGCCAGAGAAATTTCAGCAGACTACAATATCAAATATCAGTTAAATGGCGGCGCACTACCATCAGGGTTAACTTTAGATAGAGATGGTAGTATTACCGGGCAAGTGGATTTTAATGCCACCGGTACATACACATTTACTGTGCTGGCCAGCGATGTTTATGATCTAGGGGCTATTAGCAACACATTTACCTTGTCAGTAGCACAAACAACTAGTACGCAATACACCAGTATATATGCTAGACCGTTTATGAACTCAACCCAAAGACAGAGTTTTCAAGACTTTATCAGCAATACTAAAATATTTGAACCTAGTTTGATCTATAGATATTTTGATCCTAATTTTGGTGTTCAATATAATATGAAAATGTATTTGGAATATGGCATAGAAAAACTAAATTTAGATTCATACTTTTCGGCACTATTTCAAAACTTTTATCCAATTACATTGTATTTTGGCGACGTTAAGGTGGCAGTGGCTAAAGACATACATGGGAATTCTATTTATGAAGTAATCTATGTTGATGTCATAGATCCATTAGTTACTAGTACTGGTACCAGTGTTTCATTGAATACTGAAATTAATAACAGTCTTTATTATCCTGCTAGCATACAAAATATGCGTAAGAGACTGGAATCGTTGATTTTGAATGATCAATATATTACAGTCAACGAATATAATCTACCACTGTTCATGCGTACACCACAGGCAGGACAATATAGACCTCCAGGATATATGCCTGTGATACCATTATGCTATACACTGCCGGGACAAAGTTCTAACATCGTTGATAGAATTAAATTGTCAGGATTTAATTTTACCAGCTTGAACTTTGAAATAGATCGAATCATAGTATCAAGTAGCCTGGATAATTCAGCCGATAAATATTTGATATTTGAACGCAGAGATATATCAAATATTGTTCCAGAAGATTTCGAATTGTTTGGACCAGATGGAGTTGGATTCAATGTTGGCCCATATCAAGATAATTCTGGCCCAGTCATTGATGATGAGAGTGGCAATATACTAACTGATCAAAGCGGAATACCTTTTGAAGGCAATTAATAAATGACCAAGATAACAGATTTACCAGTAACGCAGAATATAAGCACAACAAGTGTATTCTTGGTGGTCGATAATAATGTGGCCAAACAATTTAGCTATAGTTCTTTAAAACAGGAACTAGGAGTTGCTGGCGGATATGCCGGCAGTGCTGGTCCTATTGGGTTCACTGGCAGTATTGGATCCACAGGATACTGGGGAAGTGTAGGGTACGGTGGTAGCATAGGCTATACTGGTAGCATAGGCTATACTGGATCAGCTAGTGATGTTTCTGGGCCAGTAGGATATACAGGCAGTCAAGGCACTCCTGGTGGCCCACAGGGACCAGTTGGATACACTGGCAGTCAAGGATTGGGATTTACTGGCAGTACTGGTGCTCAAGGATATACAGGTAGTTCTGGATTAGGCTACAGTGGAAGTTTAGGATATTCTGGTAGTGTGGGTGCACAAGGACCACAGGGCTATACTGGAAGCACTGGTCCACAAGGACCACAAGGATATAGTGGCAGTATTGGTCTGCAAGGACCGCAGGGCTATACAGGCAGTGTCGGCTATGCTGGTAGTGTTGGTGCTCAGGGCCCACAGGGATATAGTGGTAGTAAGGGCGATGCTGGCGGATATACTGGTTCAGCAAGTACTGTAAGTGGACCACAAGGACCACAGGGCTATACTGGATCATTAGGTCCACAAGGATACACCGGTAGCGTTGGTGGAGTAGGTTTTACTGGATCGGGCGGATTAGGTTATTCTGGTTCAGTGGGACCACAGGGACCACAGGGTTATACCGGCAGTATTGGTGGTCTTGGTTATTCTGGTAGTCAAGGTACAGGGCTGACTATCAAAGGCACTATTCAAAGTAATGGTTCTTCAGGTAACTCATCAACACCAGGTACAGCAGTTTACCTATTGGTAGCCACAGGTGATACCACAATTGGTGATGGATACGTTGATATTACCACAGGCAATTTATGGTTTTATGGCGCATCAAGAAATAATAGCGGTTGGGTCGATGCTGGTGGTATACAAGGGCCACAAGGTCCACAAGGTTATACAGGTAGTATTGGTAGTTTAGGGTTCACCGGTAGTTTGGGATTTACAGGCAGTCAAGGTTCGGCAGGTTATACTGGTAGCATAGGCTACGCAGGTAGTTTAGGATTTACTGGCAGTATTGGGTTTTCAGGTAGCCAAGGATATAGTGGTAGTGTAGGCGCGCAAGGCCCGCAAGGCCCATTGGGCTACACTGGCAGTTTAGGCTACGCAGGTAGTTTAGGGTTCCAAGGTAGCTTGGGCTATAGTGGAAGTAATGGATTTTCAGGCAGTACTGGGTTTACTGGTAGCATAGGGTTTACTGGCAGCGTTGGTATACAAGGCGGTTTGGGTTACACTGGATCAATAGGATCACAAGGAACAGTGGGTTATACTGGCAGTAAAGGTTATGTAGGTAGTCAAGGTACATCGTTTACTATCAAGGGATCAATAGCAACATATACTGGTTTACCATCATCTGGTGCTGTTAACGGTGATTCCTACATCAGTGCAGATACTGGTGATTTATGGGTATATACTGGCGGTACTGGTACCAGTGGGCCAGCTGTGGGTGATTATTATAATGGTTTCCTTAACGCAGGTGTTATAGCAGGACCTACAGGATTCACCGGCAGCCAAGGCTATGCTGGATCAGCTGGCTATTGGGGCAGTTTTGGTTATACAGGCAGTCAAGGTTATGCTGGATCACAAGGATACTGGGGTAGTATTGGCTACGCTGGTAGTGTAGGCGCTGTTGGTTATACTGGTAGCCAAGCCTATACTGGTTCACAAGGATACGCAGGCAGTGCTGGTTTTGTGGGCAGTGCCGGATACAACGGAAGTGTGGGATTCACAGGAAGTTTTGGCTTCACAGGTTATACTGGGTCAGCAAGCAGTGTAGCTGGTCCAAGTGGACCATTAGGATATACAGGCAGTCAAGGATTTGCTGGTAGTGCTGGATCAACAGGTACTAACGGATTTTCTGGAAGTACAGGATTTACTGGAAGCGTAGGACAGGCCGGCCTTATTGGATATTCAGGTAGTGTTGGGGCACAAGGACCGCAGGGTTATGCAGGAAGTATAGGTGTTGCTGGACAAATAGGCTATACAGGTAGTGTTGGGTTTACAGGCAGTGCCGGAGCTGCCGCAGCCGTGGGTTACGCTGGAAGTAATGGATTTTCAGGCAGTAATGGGTTCGCTGGAAGTGTGGGATATACTGGAAGCCAAGGAACTCCAGGTATTGGCACACAGGGGTTTGCTGGCAGTGGCGGCTACACTGGTAGTGCGGGGTATGTTGGAAGTCAAGGATTTGCTGGCAGTCAAGGCTATGCTGGATCTGCTAGTACACAAACTGGATATTCTGGCAGTATTGGCTATACTGGTAGTGCAGGGTCTAATGGATTTAATGGCAGTAAAGGCGATGCGGGCGGATATACAGGCAGTATCGGTGCTGTTGGGTTTACAGGTAGTAGTGGATTTCTTGGATTTACAGGTAGCAAAGGTGACCCAGGTGGATACACTGGTAGTGTGGGTTATGATGGTAGTCAAGGATTCAAAGGATTTGACGGAAGTCAAGGTTATACTGGTTCAACTGGCACAGTGTCTGTGGCCTATGGCAATACCTTTGCCGGCTATCAACCAGTATTATTCAGTAGCCTCAATTCAAACCTTTTAGTAACATCTAATGGAGTACAAATATATCCTTCCACAGGCGGAATATATTCATTTATATCTGGAGTTGGCACAACTACCAATTACGCAGGAGAAGTATTAACTGTCAAAGGCGGGGCCTACATCAACGGTGTTTTAACTGCTACCAGTGTGTACATCAATGGATTTGCTGTCAGTACCAGCACTGGTGGAGGTTTTGGATACACAGGTAGCCAAGGAACTCCAGGCGGGTACACAGGTAGTGCTGGCAGTATAGGTTATGCTGGAAGTCAAGGCACACCAGGTGGCTACACAGGTAGTCGTGGCTACGCAGGCAGTCAAGGCTATGCTGGGTCACAGGGAACAACAGGATTTACTGGCAGTGCTGGGTATTCAGGCAGTAATGGCACTCAAGGTTATGCTGGATCACAAGGATATTGGGGTAGTGTTGGTGCTCAGGGCCCTATAGGATACTTTGGTAGCGCAGGTTATCAAGGAAGCACGGGGTTCACTGGCAGTATTGGATATTCAGGTAGTACTGGGTTTACTGGATCAGCTGGTGCCGGTTATGGTGGAAGTACAGGTTACTCAGGTAGTGCTGGGTTTACTGGAAGTTTAGGATATAGTGGATCAGTTGGCTATTCAGGATCAATTGGCGGATTGGGATTCAGTGGTAGTTTAGGTTATGCTGGCAGCGGTGGTTATTGGGGAAGTGTAGGCTATACTGGTAGCAGTGGATTTGCTGGCAGTAGTGGATATGCTGGTAGTATTGGTCCACAGGGCCCTTCAGGATATGCAGGTAGTGCTGGTTTTGTTGGAAGCACTGGTTATTGGGGTAGTGTTGGTTATACAGGAAGTATTGGACCACAAGGGCCATCAGGACCAGGAGGATCACAAGGGCCATCAGGATACGCAGGCAGTGCAGGAAGTCAAGGGCCGTCAGGTTATACCGGGTCAGCCAGCACACAAGCAGGGTATGTTGGATCAAAAGGATCTACAGGATATACCGGTTCAACAGGATACACTGGTTCTTCTTTTAGCACTGTGATTTATACACAGTCTAATATTCCAACTGCTACTTCAGCTGGAGTAGGTGCTCGAGCATTTGTAACTGATGCTAATACCACAACATTTGCCTCAGCCTATGTTGGTAATAGCATTTATTATGTACCAGTATTCAGCAACGGAACAGGTTGGTTCATAGGATAAAATACAGTAAATAAGAGAATACCAGGACACTAAAATGACACAAATAATTGACTTACCACTACTAACTACATCCACTGCTGTTAATATCACCGTGCCTGTGGCCAATTTGAACTACACACCCGGGCGTACACAGCAAATAAGTTTGGCAAATATTGTTACATTGGCCCAAGGATATACTGGATCAATAGGCTACGACGGTAGTGTTGGTCAGTCAGGTAATCACGGATATGATGGTAGTCAAGGCCCGCAGGGCTATACCGGCAGCCAAGGAATTTTTGGATTCACTGGCAGTAAAGGATACACCGGCAGTGCTGGACCACAGGGATTCAGCGGAAGTATTGGCTACAGTGGAAGTATTGGTGCTAGAGGATTTATTGGCTACAGTGGTAGTTTAGGTTATACTGGCAGCGTTGGCTATACCGGTTCAGTGGGAGCGCAAGGACCACAAGGTTATACTGGTTCAGCTAGTACACAAACAGGCTTTACTGGTAGTGTAGGATTTGCAGGCAGTGTTGGCTACGCTGGTAGTTACGGACATACAGGATATACTGGTTCAGCTAGTACACAAACAGGCTTTACTGGTAGTATGGGCTATTATGGAAGTTCTGGTTATACTGGATCTGCGGGTCCACAAGGACCACAAGGTCCGCTGGGGTATACTGGAAGTCAAGGCACAGTGGGCTATGTAGGTAGTCAAGGAAGCCCAGGTGGTTATACCGGTAGTGTAGGCGATCAAGGACTCATAGGATTTACAGGCAGTCGTGGAGTTTTTGGCTATGCTGGTAGTGCCGGATCTTTAGGTTATACAGGTAGTTTAGGTTATACTGGTAGTATTGGTGCGGCCAGTGCTATTGGTTATACTGGTAGTGCTAGCACACAAACTGGATATTCTGGCAGTATTGGCTATACTGGTAGTGCAGGGTCTAATGGATTTAATGGCAGCGTTGGGTTTACAGGTAGTAGTGGATTTACTGGATCTGCTAGTACAATACCCGGCCCAGGGGGGTATGCCGGTAGTCAAGGAACTCCAGGCGGCTACACAGGCAGCGCAGGATACAACGGAAGCCACGGATATACAGGTAGTCAAGGTCCACAAGGTCCTGCTGGCGGATACACCGGAAGTCAGGGTAATTTAGGATTCAGTGGTAGCTTGGGATATACTGGCAGCAGGGGGTATACAGGTTCGGCCAGTACAGCAACTGGGTATACTGGATCAGCCAGTACAGTTACTGGTTACACTGGTAGTTTAGGTATTACTGGTTACACAGGATCAGCCAGTACAGCCACTGGTTATACTGGTAGTTTAGGTGTTATTGGTTACACAGGATCAGCCAGTACAGCCACTGGTTATACTGGTAGTAAAGGATTAATTGGCTACGCTGGAAGTCAAGGTCCACAAGGACCAGCAGGCGGATATAGCGGTAGTGTAGGCTACACTGGTAGTGTTGGTTCAACATTAAGCGTACAAAATGCCACACTAACACCAAACAGCGCAGGCAGTACAGGACAAATTGCTTGGGATAGTAACTTTGTATATATTTGTGTAGATACGAATACCTGGGTTAGATTGGGTAATATTTCTACAGATATCACAACTTGGTAAACACATAAATACACTATCAATTTGTATGATAGGTACCTAAATAATGACTAATAGACCAGATCTAACCAGCTTACCCGTTTTAACCAATCCCACGACAGCGACTACCTTGTTCATTGTTCAAGACGGCGGTGTAGATGAAACTATTACAGTCTCGCAAGTAGCAACTCTAGTAAATGCTCAAGGTTCACCTGGTCCGCAAGGGCCTAGCGGTCCAATTGGATATACTGGTAGTCTTGGTCCACAGGGACCAATCGGGTATAGTGGTAGCATGGGTCCATCAGGACTGGGCTATACAGGCAGTCAAGGTTCAGGCTATACAGGGTCAGCCAGTACAGTTCCAGGCTATACAGGCAGTATTGGGGGACTGGGCTATACCGGTTCAGTGGGTTATACTGGATCAGTTGGCGCGGCCAGTGCTATTGGTTTTTCTGGATCAGTAGGATCTCAAGGTCCAAGAGGTTATGATGGCAGCGTGGGCTACACTGGTAGTGCTAGTTCAATTAGCGGACCTACTGGTTATTCTGGAAGCGTAGGATACACAGGCAGTCAAGGTTACGCTGGTTCAGCTAGTACACAAACAGGATTTAGTGGCAGTATAGGTTTCAGTGGCAGTATAGGATACACAGGTAGTGTAGGCTACACTGGTTCAGCAGGTGTTCAAGGGCCTACAGGATACAGTGGAAGTTTTGGTTACACTGGCAGTATAGGATACACCGGAAGTCGTGGTCCAATTGGCTATGCTGGTAGTATTGGTCCACAAGGTTATACTGGTAGTGTTGGCGATTTGGGTTATTCAGGTAGTGTTGGCCCACAAGGATATACTGGTAGTTTAGGTGATTTAGGATATACTGGTAGCATTGGCTATACAGGGTCGGTAGGCTATACAGGCTCGGCAAGCACAGCTCCAGGATATACAGGAAGCATAGGATATAGTGGGTCAGCAAGCAGTGTTAGCGGACCATTAGGCTATACCGGTAGTTTAGGCTATACCGGTAGTCAAGGCGTTATTGGGTATTCTGGTAGTATTGGAACTAACGGTTACGCAGGATCTTTAGGTATCAATGGATATGATGGCAGTATTGGGCCCATTGGCTATTCAGGTAGTTTAGGCTACACAGGTTCAAAAAGTACTGTAAGTGGACCGTCTGGACCATTAGGGTATACCGGTAGTTTAGGTTACACAGGTAGTGCTAGTACGGTGTCAGGTCCATTGGGCTATACAGGATCGGCTAGTACAGTTAGTGGTCCGTCTGGTTCAATAGGATATACAGGTAGTCAAGGCTACGATGGTTCAATAGGAGTCAGAGGTATTGCTGGCCCAACAGGTCCACAGGGACCATTTGGTTATACCGGTAGTGTTGGTTTAGGCGCTACAGGCTATTCAGGCAGCGTAGGCGGGTTAGGCTATAGCGGCAGTATTGGCTATGCTGGATCAGTAGGTCCGGTAGCAGGCACTGATAGAGAAATTATATACAATTATTCAGGTGCTGCAACAGGTACTAATAGTTTAACATGGGACTATAATAATAATATTCTTTATGTAAATGGCAGTATAAATGCCACAGGTGATATCACAGCATTCTATGCGGCGCCCTCTGACATTAGATTAAAAACCAATATTACAAATATTAGCAATGGTTTGGCCAAGGTATTAGAATTAAACGGTATTACTTATAATTGGAATGATTTGGCTGCCACTATTGGCAAAGACAGTCAGGAAACTGAGGCAGGGGTTATTGCTCAAGAAGTACAACGAGTATTACCAGAAGTGGTAGTAGTTCGTGAAGACGGATACTTGACTGTTCGATATGAGAAACTAGTGCCATTATTGATAGAAGCCATTAAAGAACTTAGTGTCGAACTTGAAATAATTAAGAAAAAATTGCCATGAAATCAATTACGGTAAATATTAAAAACAACGGAGATTGATAGTGACAATATCTGCAACAACAGCTGGCGCTTATATTAATAATATAAATTTGACTTTCCCGGTTCCTGGGCAAGATAATAACAGCCAGACTTTTAGAGACAACTGGGAAAACATTGCTAACGCATTGACTGAAATTAATTCAGCTACAAATTACCTTAGTTCATATGCTGTTGATGTTACAAATACAACAACTACATTTAATGGTAATACCATTTCTGATGTAAATTTAGTAAATGTTTCAGAAACATTATGGGAAAATGGCGCACAAAGTGGCGACATTACCATTGACTATAGTTTAGGAAATTATCAAAATATTGAATTAAATTCTGGTGTACATAACATCACAGTGGCCAATTGGCCCGGACAAGGACTGGCTTCGGAATTAACTTTGCTAATTACACCCACAGGATCAGGGGCAACCAGTGTTAATTTTGTAGGCGCTACTGCTTTGGGGCCATCAGCCAATCCATATTTGTTGACCGCACCAACTAGTGTGTTTACACTACTAAATGAATTTTCTGCTACAGCATCTACAGCAACCACATTTGTTCATCTAGTAAATGAATTAATTATTAGTAGCACAAGCACAGTTACCCAGGTAGCTTCGCAGTATGTTGTATCAAATCCCAACGGTAACGTTTCAAATAACCAATTTTATTCAATTAGCACAACTTCAGGTGCTAATGGCGTATTAAGAGTAACATCACAATTAAACAGTAATCTAGTAGCAGGCAATGTAGCCTTTACTCCAAATTATATTACTGCCAACATTGTGGCAGGCAATTGGTCAAGCCCCAGTGCTACCACTGCTACTCAATTCCAAGTAGACTCTGTCGATGGTATTATTGTTGGGGCAACATTTGGAGTTAAGACAACTAGCACTGTGTTAACAGTGGTAAATGTTAATTCAACCAATTCAACAATTACTTGTACACCTGCGTTCCCAGATGGTATTGGTACAGGACAGATAATTTTTAGAAATCCTACTTTCCGTGATTACGGCGAGTCTACAGCGTTCCCAATCCTAGCCAGTATGGCTAGTCATGCTGCCAATACATACAGTGGTACAGCAACAAATTTTGAAGGCTCAATTTATGCTAATCAAAACTACGTGGAAATTACCTACGCAAATTTTGGTCAGCAAACTACAAATACATTTGTAGCCAGTACTATGGCTGTGACTACTACCACAGATAACAGTACTAATTTGGCCAACACTAACTTTGTACACCAAGTACTACCTTATGGTAGTATTATCATGTGGTACGGATCTGTAGCAAGTATTCCCTATGGTTGGGCTCTATGTAATGGTACAAATGGAACTCCTAATTTGGTAAATCAATTTGTAATTGGTGCTGGATCTGATTTCCAAGGATCTGCGGTAACTTCAATTACAAACACTGCCACACAAACAGGCGGTCATGCTGATGCCATAGTTCCATTACACACTCACGCTACAATTGAGCCAAACGAAGGTGCTGGACACGAACACCAATTTAACTATTACACCACTAGTAGTGGAAATGTAGCGGCGGGTGCTAACCTAACTGGCGGTAACGATACACAACTAGCTTCATCTTATACACTGTATGCTAATGCCAATATTACTATTGCATCAACTGGTACTAGCACAACCTACGCAAACCTTCCTCCATACTATGCTCTTTGCTATATTATGAAGGTCACAGGAAACACTACCACACAGCCAAATCAAGGTAGCTAATGTTTAATCCGTTGGTAGGCGATTTATCTAAGTTAAAAGATGCCGAACTCGAACTTAAAGTTTTAGACTTAGGCAAAAAGTATAATGCAGCCATGAGATTAGGCATGGGCAGTGCGGCTCAACAAATTGTCATGACCTTAGACATGTATAGATCAGAATTAAACAAACGTCAGCGTGCTGCCATAGAAACTACAATGACAAAACAAAACAAAGATCTAGATGGTCTAATTAATATAGATTAAAATGTCACAATTCATTTGGCCAGCATCGTTTGCTTGTACTCTTGTTAACGAAAAAATTATTTTACCCACAACATACAATATTAGTGTGAGTATTGCTCCCGAGTATAAGGGACGCCCTGATGTTAATATAGGACTAAGAAAATTAAAAGCATTTATTGATATTAGACTACAAAATAGTATATTTGTTTTTAACGATAACCCCCTAGTCAAAACATTAGATGGTGTGGTCAATAACGCAGTTATGTTTCCATCAGAACCTTACGATTATTTTGTAGGGTGTGTATTATTTCGAAAATTCTTGGTAATTACTCAAAATTATTTAGACATTGAATTTATTTCTATTGACAGCCTTGTTGGCGGCCATGTACAATACAGTATAGAAGATCCAGAAGAATCCGGTTTAGATCTAGACGGAAACTTTTGGTGGAATTTAGATACTTTGTATACAGGATCGTTAAATGATGTTAAATGGGATGACCTCAACATTGATACTGGTCCAAAATTTGAACCAAAGATTGTTCGAGGCGGATTGAGTGAAAACAAATAAGTATGGGCAAGTAAGAATTACAGAACAAGAGGCAGTTAATGCCTTGTACGAAGGTGTGATTGACAACTTGGAAAACGTCTATATTGATAACATCGATGTAATCACCAAATATAACCAATCCCGCGAAATAAACGCTGATCGAATTCCCAAACTAAAAATCCCAGATTCATTATCAATTTCCATAGAGGAATTTGATAAAATTAACCAAAGTATTTGGTTTATGCCCGAGGAGTATAAAAATTTAGATATAGATTTTATCTATTCTAAATGTAGTACACCAGAACAACATGCTAGGGTTACAGAGGAATTAGAACTATTCTATCAACATAATATGATCGACCTGTTGAAGTATATTAAATACTTGGTAGATACTATGCGTAAAAATAATATTGTTTGGGGTGTAGGACGTGGAAGTAGTGTAGCAAGTTATGTACTATTTCTATTAGGTGTACACAAAGTTGACAGTATTAAATATAACCTAGATATAAATGAATTCTTAAAATAAGGAGAAACAATATGGTATACAAAACAATGCGTGGTAAACCGATTGATATGGACAAATTAAAGGGCCAACATGAGCTCATGCCAGCTATTGGCAACATGAAAGTAAATGCTCGTGGAGATAAGTTAGGTCCAGGTGGACAGATAGTAAAAAAGCGTGAAGAAATTGTAGCCGAATATTATCAACATAATCCTAAGGCTAGGGTTGAAGTAAAACAAGAGACTGCTCCTGCGGTTGAACCAGAAGTAGTTAAGCCAGCATCAACTGCTCCAAAAAAAGTACCAGCGAGTGAATAAATGACAAAAGTAACAGGAACTATTAAACCATTAGGTGCCAAAGTATTTGTATCTGATATGGATTTTGGATCACAACAAACTAGCAGTGGTATCTATATACCTAGCACAGACGGTAAGCCTGAAGGTATTTCTCCACGCTGGGGCAAGGTTTGGGCAGTGGGCCCAGATCAAACAGATGTTAGTATTGGAGAATGGATCCTAGTTGAACATGGACGATGGACTCGTACTGTCGAAGTTGAACAAGAGGATGGCAGTATTTTAAAAGTACGCATGGTAGATGCTAACGATATCATGATGAGTGCTGACGAAAAACCTCAAGATCAAATCTATCGTAGATTGGATTAAAAACATTTGACATTGTAATAGATCCCATGTTACTATAAACACATGGGATTCAAATACTGTTACAATATGGATAATGCCGTCCGTGAAATACACGGGGCAACAAGAGACGCCACAAATTCACAAAATGATGGGTACATCATGTGGGGCGCAAAACAAGATTTATATAGACTAAAATGGATCCTAGAAGATTCATTGCGTCGCTGTGGATCATTTGGTTCTACGGAACAGGAATGGCTCAAAGAACAAGAGCAAGAAAAAATAATAAAAATTTTAAAAAATGATATTTAATAAAGTAAAACAACTAAAAGCAGATGGTAAAAAGATTGGTATAGTCTTTAGTCAATTTGATTTGCTTCATGCCGGTCATATTGCTATGCTGGCCGAAGTTAAAAACCATTGTGATTATCTAATTGCAGGTCTACAGACCAGTGCGGCAATTGATCGTCCAGATAGTAAAAATCCACCAGTACAAAGCATTGTGGAACGACAAATCCAACTAGCCGCAGTACGGTACGTGGATGAAATAGTTGTCTATCAAACTGAAAAAGACCTAGAAGATATCTTGCTTACATTGCCAATAGATGTTAGAATATTAGGTGTAGAGTACAAAGACAAAGCATTTACCGGCAAAGACATTTGCAATATGCGTGGTATTCAAATTGTCTATAACGGCAGGGATCATAGTTTCTCATCAAGTAGCCTGCGTAAACGTGTGGCAGAAGCAGAAAGGACAAAGAAATGAGTAACGGTAGTATGTATGCATCAACAGCAAAACTTAGTAGTGGCAATAGAAAGCTACGCATTGGATCAGTAAAGTCAGTGACTTCACTAGGATGGGATGAAGAACCAAAGGAAAAGAAAATGAATTTTTTAAAACGATGGCTAGTTAATATTGGCAAACGAGCCTATGAAGAAGAAAACATCCTAGCAATTAATGAAGCCAAGGTTCAGGATTATCCAAGGTTAGATGGTAATCCACTACGGTTAAATGTGTATCGTGCTAGTGGCGGAACTATTGTTGAAACTAGTCAATATGATCAAATTAAAGATCGTAATTTTAATCAATTACATATTGTCACACATGATCAAGATTTAGGTCAAAGTTTAGCAAAAATTATTACAATGGAGAGTTTACGTGGATAAATGTCCAACATGTGGTGAAAAACTTTCAGAAGACACTGTGATGGCATGTGTTTGGCAACAGGGTCGATGCCCCTATCGACCACCGATGATTGATCTCGGGCAGGTGTTTAATAAATTAATTAATTGGCTCAAAGGAAAAAAATGAAAGAACTATGGGTAGAGAAGTATCGTCCAAAAACTATTGATGGCTATGTTTTTAAAGACACCGCGCACAAACGGCAAATTTCAGAGTGGATCAAAGAAGGCACTATTCCGCATTTGTTGATGAGTGGACCACCCGGTATTGGCAAAACTACCTTGGCCAAGATCCTACTTAATGAACTTGAAATATCAGAGTATGACGTTTTAGAAGTTAATGCCAGTCGAGAAACAGGTATTGATTTTATTCGTGATAAGATTGTACCATTTATCAGCATGATCCCGTTTGGTCCATTTAAAGTTGTATTACTAGATGAGGCAGATCGTTTAAGTTTACCTGCACAAGATAGTCTCAAAGGTATTATTGAAGAATACTCTGCTCACGCAAGATTTATTTTAACCTGTAATAATCCTAATCGAATAGAAAAACCATTACATAGTCGCTGTACCCCCATGCACTTTGTCAGTGTTGATCAAACAGAATTTACCGCTAGAGCCGCAACTATATTAGTTGAAGAAGGCATTGAATTTGATTTAGATACATTAGATACCTATGTCAAGGTAACTTATCCAGATTTACGTAAATGCATTAAACTTCTTCAGAGTAACTGTGTTGCCGGTAAACTATTAAATCCAAGAGATGAAGATGTAGGAGTGAGCGATTACAAATTAGAAATGGTTGATCTCTTTAAGAAAGGTGATATCCAAGGAGCAAGAAAACTATTGTGTAGCAGGGCTCAAGAAACTGATATGGAATTTATTTTCCGTTGGCTGTATGATAATTTAGATCTGTTTGGTAGCGATGAACAAACTAAAGATTCTGCTATATTGATTATTAAACAAGGCCTAGTTGATAATTCTTTATGCGCCGATCATGAAATTAATCTGGCTGCAACATTAATCAAACTTGCGAGATTACAATGACCTTGAACCAAGTACTATTGGCATCATTGCTTACAATTATTTTGGTAAGTGCGATTTACAAGCATATTACATTCAACGCAATTAAAGAATGTTATAGTAATTGGTTTCAAAAAGAGTATTGGAATTCCTATAATATTGTTGAAGCCGCCTCTTGGGCCGCTAAGGCAATAGTAATTGTTCCAGGTTTAATATTTGGTGTTAGTATTTGGCAGTTATATTTTGTAACACTGATCACATCTGCCATGCTTATATGGGTGTCAGAAAAGAAAATATTACCCACACTAGTCGGATTCAATACTTTATGGATCTGGCTCAGCTTTATGGTAATTTCTCAACATCTAATAAAATAACCGCACAGTCGATAGCAGGTCGAATACTGTGCGGTGATTTCGTTAGTAAATTTATTGTTACTCGATATCCGATTCCTTGTAAATTTTTAATATTTCTTTAACCACTGGATGACGTTCAACATCCTTGGCTTCAAACCGTGCCATAGCTATCATACGATAATCACCTCCTTGGCCGTATAATGAGCAGAATTCTAGCAGTCCATTCTCTCTTGGACGATCAGCTTGATTTAAATCTCCAGTTACTACCATTCGGCTACCATCTCCCAATCTGGTTAATAACATTTTCATCTGACTTGGTGTAGCATTTTGCATTTCGTCAGCGATGACAAAAGCATTTTTGAAAGTGCGTCCACGCATATAGGCTAATGGGCTAATTTCAATAACACCATCTTCTAACATTTCAGCAATTTCTTTTGGATGGAAATATTCTTCAAACACGTCCATAATAGGGCGGGTCCAAGGTTCCATCTTTTGATTTAAGGTTCCTGGTAAAAATCCATGTTCCTCATCTACACTTACAGCTGGCCTTGTGACTACAATTTTACTAATCACCCCCTCTTTTAGATTTTTAATGGCCATCTGTACACCCAACATAGTTTTACCTGTACCGGCTGGGCCGATAGCAAAAACAATGTATTTTTTGGGGTTTTTTAACAATTCTAGGTAGTTTTCCTGCGCAATACTGCGTGGAACTATAAGAACTTGTTGCTTTTTTTTCAGGTAAGGTTTGATAGCAATCATGTTACCTGCTTCAGGTTGGAATCGTGGGTCACGATAAACCTGGTCTTTTTCATTGCGTCTTCTTGCTCTGGACAAATTATGCCTCCATTAATTGAAGATCGACCTGCATAGATATTTAATTTGAAATCAAAAAACATACCCAAAACGGGTAAAAATTGAACCTGGTACCATGAGCATAAATAATAGAGTAAAGAGAACACTATGCATGATATCCTTGACGTAATTAAAAACCTCCAGACACTAAGTGAAAACAATAGTGCCTTTAATACCCTAAAAGATTTTGAAAGGGTTATTGATGAGCTTGACATCTATGTTTATAAAAATTGGTTAGATGGAGAACTAGTAGCAGGCCCAGATGTTAGCCGATATGGTGTAACATGTAGTTTCATGTGGCCTAGACAAGATATGCCTGACCCACAAGGTGCTAAACGCCTATCGGACTATGGCTGTGAAGTACTATATAAAAAAGAACATGTACTAGTTCCAAGAAAAATTAAAACTCCTAGAGATTATCGTCCAGGAACTAAGAAAGGTAAAATTGATGCGCATCCAGTTTGGGTAGTAGAAATTACCATGCCTAAGAAACTAATGCAGGATATCTACATTGGTAAAGAAAATAGAACACATAATCAAATGGCTGAATTAATGAAGTATAACAACACTGATACTATGATGCCAGATGAAACCGCACAGGAGTCGCCGCAAGATGTCGAACCAACCATGTAAATTAAACGAAAGCCTAAGACATGGTGACCTTAAGAATTATGTCAACGAAGTATTCACTGTGGATCAATACAAAAGCAAAATGGGCGAAGATCAGGACATCGTTGTTCTGGGATTCCGTGTTAAAGAAAAATACCCAGCAATAGATCTAGTTGAGTTTATTGAAAAAGGATTCACATTTGTACTTGATGCTGATATGAGTACTGGTGAAGAACATGACGGGCAATATCAAGTTTTTGTTGAAATGGAACGTAATCATAGTTTACCAGGCCATTTAAAGACTCTGTTGAATGGTATTAGCCAACTAACTGATAACCATGATTGGAAATATCGTTATCAAAAATCATCAGAAGTTGTAGATTTTAACCTAACATCTATTACAGAACATATTCCTACTACCCCAGAAGAATACAAGGCTAAGATTTTAGAATTTAAAACACAAGATGTTCAAGAATTTTTTGATCAAGGCGCTATAGAAGTTGCCCTAGAATCTGATAACACCTTGACTTTTAGTAAACCATATAGTGGCGACTTAACAGCAAAATTTGTCGCTATTGGAGATTATGAAGATGTAAAACAAACTGTACCAGGTCCATTAGCATTAGATGAAGCTAGTAACAGTCATGTAACATTTTTTAACAAATATTTAGGTAACTACGATATAAACAAGGTTGGAGACAAGTTTTTGATTAGAAACGGTACCCGAGCGGTTGTCATCCAAAAAGATAGGTGGTAATGTGTGGTTTTTAAACTTCATTCCAGATAGTTTATTACAATTTGCAATTTTAAGTGTTTTATTTACAGGCATAGGTTTATATATCCTAGGCATTTTTATAAACTTTTTCCCAGTATTTTATCCCTATAAAGAACCAATTCGCATACTAGCAACAATATTAATTGTAGCAGGTGTTTATGGAGAAGGCAGTTATGCTAATGAAATGTCATGGCGTATGAAAATTGCCGAAGCACAGGCCAAAATAGCACAGGCTGAGGCTAAATCAGCAGAAGTTAACACGGTCATTGAAACCAAAATTGTAAAACAAAAACAAATTGTACACGATAAACAAATTGTGATACAAAAAGAAATACAAGTCAATGAAAAATTAATCGACGCTGAGTGTAAATTAAATCCTGTGGTTATCACAATTTTAAATGATGCGGCTACAAATCCATTCTTAAAATCAACAGGAGATAAAAAATGAAAAAACTTCTTTTAGTATGTTCATTTTTAATTCTAACTGGGTGTGCTAGTCAAGGTGTACCAGTTACATATAAATTTCCAGAAGCTCCTGCCGACTTATTAGCAGTATGTCCAGATCTAGCACAATTAGATCCAGCTCAAACTAAGGAACTAAGCCAAGTGCTAAACGGTGTAACTGCTAATTACTCACAATATTATGAGTGTAAGGCCAAAGTAGATAATTGGATTGAATGGTATAATTCACAACAAAAGATTTTCAACGATATAAAATAAGGTGAACACATGAAACAAATATTCCTAGCAGTAATGATTTCAATGTTATCAGGATGTGCGGTATATGATGCTTACATGATGACACACTATGATCCAAACGAATATGTTTTGATCACAAGTATTCGCGCAGAAGCACAGGCGTTTAAAACACAATGTGATGATGCCGCGATCAGCAAATTAAATGCTGTCAAACTAGCCAGTGACACTCAGTTATTTGTGCTATATAGCGAACACATTCCAAAAAATGATAATTTGATATCAGCAAGCAAGGATTTACATACTATAGCACAGGGTCTAGCAGATCAATATGCTAAGTTTGATAAAGTGAGTCCAGGGTTTTGTAAAATTAAATTTACCAGCGTAGAGTCAAACGCTGACAAAATGCAGACAACTATTGCAAGGAGACCAAGATGAGCGTAGAAACATTCCAAGGCCAATTAGGCCAAGCATATACAAGCCAAGACCCAGCTATAAGCCAAGCGGCACTTTCTGCTAATCAATATACAGAAATGTTTAAACAGGGACAATTAACAAAAGACGAGTATCAACAAGCGATATCCGACATCGCTGTATCAGCAAGGATTAATCAAAGCATGAATGATATGGCCAACTTAGAAATGTTAAATACGGCTATTAATGGATTGATTACATTAGCAAGTTTAGCGGGGTAAAAAATGGCAGAACTAACAAAAGAACAACTAGCACAAATTATACCAGGTAATCCTTATTTGGATCACTGGTTTTCGGCATTATCACAAGCATTGCCCGACTACGATATCAATACGCCACAACGTATGGCAGCTTTCCTAGCACAATGCGCTCACGAAAGTGGTGGATTCACTGCTATCAAAGAAAACTTAAACTACCAAGCGGCAAGTTTATGCCGTGTTTGGCCACATTATTTTAATGCTGGCAACGCCGACGGTTATGCTCATCAACCTGAAAAAATTGCCAACAGAGCATACGCAAATCGTATGGGTAATGGTCCAGAAGAATCGGGTGATGGATATCGTTTCTGCGGTCGTGGCCTAATTCAATTGACTGGACGTAGCAACTATCAAGCATTTGCTGACAGTATTCAAGAAGATATCAACAATTTACCAGACTATCTAGCAACATTTGAAGGCTGTGTACAATCAGCTTGTTGGTTCTGGGAAGCCAATAACTTAAATGCTGTGGCTGACGCCGGCGATATTCTTAGAATGACAAAAATTATTAATGGCGGGACATTGGGATTAGATGAT